TTGTCGTCTTCCCGGGCAACAACTTCAGTAAGGTTACAGAACTGATACGGCCTGAGAATGATTTCGGAGCAGGGGTTAGTTCCAAAATCATATCCGCTATCTCGTCGTCCATTCTTAGCAACTGTAGCCTTAGCTGCTTGGCGTGAGAAAATCCCACGTTCTCCACTGTGAGATTGGTACAATGCCAACCACTCTGACATAAATTCCCCAACCGTGGGTCGTTCATTATAACTTGCACTATTGTTAGATAATGCTCGCTGTCCCTCACGCTCCCACCAATTTCCTGACTTAGCATGGCGCATCCGATCATCAGATAGGTCTGATAGGCTAATCATAGCTGATCGACGTACACCACCGACAACTACAACTTCCCCAATCTTACACATAATATCATGGCATTCTAAACTATTAAGTTTACGTCCTGCTGCTCCCTTAAACTTATTAGTAACAAACTCAAAGAGTTCCACTAAGGGCTTAGGGCCTGATGCTCGTCCACCAAATACTTTTAGTCGTGCTCCTGCTGGACGTACTTTAGATACATCCCACTTAGGAATCTCACCACTGTATAGCAGAGCAATTACTTGACGTAGTGCCTTAGCCCAACCAGCTTTGCTGTCTGATACTGATACTGTTGTATCACTCTTAAACATAAGGCTAGGTACGTCAGGTAGTTTATTAACGTACTTACTCTCTACAGAGAAGCCTACTCCTGTGCCACACAGAAGAATGTACATAGCTTCATCGAAGCTCTTAACATCATCAATGGGCAGATAGCTACAGTTGTAACCAGCAGTGTTATCACGATCTAGTGCCTCACCCGCAGTCATAACACTACGCATAGAGGGCATTACTTCGTGATTAGTAATGGCTGTACGTAGCTCATCAAACAATGCTTGAGGCATATGGTAGTTCATCTTACTATCCAAATGCTTGTGCATGAAATCCATATAGCGGTCTACTGTCTCACCCCAATGCTCACGCCTATTCTTCTTATCTAAGAAGCGGCTGTAACGGCTCTTAGCAATAAATGTCTGGTAACTATTCATATTTAAAGTTCATCCACAAGTTCGTCATTAAAAAAGGCTATCTCTACAATTCCTAGAGATACTACTACGTATATACCGGGTGCAGGGGCAATGTCAAATCCTACAACAAACCCAGTAATAAAGTTAAAGGCTATTGTCATAGTGCATTACTACGTAATACGTTTACGTTGTGTGCTGCCACATCATTCAAATCAAATCCGTAATAAGAACTAATTACAGATGTTGCAAATAAAATTTTACCTAGTTGTTTCTTTGCATCTGTGTTATTAGTAACACTCTCAAGCAAGATTTCCTTTTGCATTAGCTCTACTAGTTTTTCTACCTCCATCGACAACAGTACGCTTAGGTACTCTCGGTTTCCTAACGGGGACACATACTTCCCTACTAACTTCTGATACTCGTTTAGTTGCATCTTTTTCTTCCTTAGTTTTTACTGCATGACAGGCTGAACATAATACTTGTAAATTAATACCCTCACAATACATACGGTTGATATACACATCCCATGAAACAAATCCCGTAGCAGGATCAACAACAGGGTTGATATGGTCAACTTGCACACCCTTAGCTGTAAATGCTCCACTACATGCTGCACATCTATAGTGTGCTGCTAGCTTACCAGACTTAGGGTTGATACGTCTATCAATTAACGCTTCCTTTAGTGTTTCATACTTAGGGGGCCAGCGTCTACTAGCTGAACGTAAGGCACTGACAATGAAACTTCTATATCGTGCCTCTGTCCATCTACCGTTATTCCTCACTAGCCTTCTCTACTGGAGAATACATATCACACTTATTCTCATTAAAGTCATACGGGATGTGTGTAAAGTATGCTTGCCAATTAGGGGTTTTAGGGGCTGTAAACCTATAGCAATTAGCTTTTAATGGGCATGGGCCACCATCACACATTGTTATATCGGCCATCAATAATCTCCTCAAATACGTTAGGGAACAACTCAATTAACTTCTCACGACACTGTAAGGCAACTTCTCTATGTTCTTTCTGTGTACCCATGTCTGTACGAATATCAACATAGTGTAGCCAGCTACGCAGTGTACCATTCATATAAAGCCTACTGATAGTGAGGCCTTCAGGTAATACCTTACGTGCAACTTCTTTAGCAATACCACAATCTAGGGCTGTCTTATATAGGTGCTTTGCATGAGATAACAAGACTGCTTGCTCATCATTCCACCAACGCATTAGTTCCCTATCATCTGTTGCTAAACTACTCTGCCTATTCTTAGTATCCTGTAGCCTAACTTCTGACTTCTCCCATTCAAATGCTTCTGCATATCGTTGTGAGAATTCTTGGAAGCTGAAGCTACGATGACGTAAGATTTGTCGTGCAATGTCTCTCGTTGTCTCAATTTCCATGCACACATTCACCATCTCAAATGGACTCCAATGGTTATTAGTAATAAGATATTTGATTAGCTTATGCTCTTCATCTGTCTTACTTTGTTGTGTAGGATTGCTAACTCTAGCAATATACTCAACCATCTCTTCACCTTGGGGTGTTGCCCACATTACTTTTACTTTGCTCATATTCTCGTACCTGTTCTTTCCAATCGTCAGTCTTAGCGTTATTAATAACTTCTCTCTTACGCTGTTTACCAATCTTCTCCAACTCCATCGTCGGAGCTGATGGCTTCATACGGTTCTTCTTCAGTGTGGTCATCTGCTACATAAAACTTATTATAGTTGGATACTAAGGAATCAGGTAGTAGACGAATAATATCTTCTACCGTCAATCCCAACGCAATAATTAACTCAACAGGATCATCGAAGTTCTCCTCAACAAACTGCTTAACCTTCCATAGTTTTTCTTCGTACTTCATACTTCCTCCTGAGATATTCTATAGAGAGAAACATCTCATCGAAATGTCCGTCTGCAACTTCGTTAAGCATTACCAACCCACGCCAGTGTTTATTAGAAAGCTGATCCATATAGCTTTCATCGTGAAGGTAATAGCTACCGGCAATAATAGCACATATGGATTGTCCATCGGCTCTCTTTCCGTATGCCACTTGCTTTCCTTGCTGATGCCCTGCAATACAAGACATATGCAACTTATTAATAATAGTTGCTGCACTACTAGCTGGCCTACCCATAGCTCCAACAGGCCAGTAGTGATTAAAGCCAACACCGTTAATAAACACAGGATGAAGAAATTCATGTGTTTCCCAATCTTTACTATACTCTAGGTCGTCTGTACTTAGCAAGCCCTCTAATGTTGGGTTGTTATTAATAGCACGATTAATACGGTTTTCATGGTTGCCCATGAGCATTATCATACGTGGCTTATATACTTTTTCCTTGCTGCTCTTTTGCTTTGCTTGTAGCTCCCGTAATGGGAGAAGCATCTTACTCATTGCTTCTTTAACTACAACAATATCTTTCTTGTACCTAAGTCCTTCAAAGTATTTACTGCCTTTTACATCGTGTGTGGAAAGGCTAGGCATGTCGGCAAAGTCACCTATGTTAACAACTACATCAGGCCGGTAATCTACTATAGCATTACCAGCCCATGTTAGATGCTCTGTAGGTATACCTTCCTTAACTTGGCAGTCAGGTATAACTAAGATTTTCATTACTTATCTAAACCTACGTTACTAGTATAGTCTTCTGCATCTGTATCAAATAGTTGATACGGAAATCCCATCTTCTCTTCTAGAGTACCGAAAGCAATCTCTAGCTTCTCTACAACATTAACATACCCTGTAGACTCTAAGAATTTTGCAAACGAATGTAGAATAGGTTGCCAAGTAACATCATCAGAGAATTTTAAATTCTGAATGATTTCAATTGCTGGAAATTCCTCATCAATAAAAACTTCAGGCTCATCGTTTGATGATGTATAAACATATTGAAACTTACTCATCTAATTCTCCTTCAACTAAAAACATTTTTTTAATAGACCACGTACCAACAACTACATTATTACCTGTAGTTTTCGCACACATTGCAGAATGTGCCCTATCTACAGTAGTAAACAGCTTAGGTGTCCTTGTGCTTTGAGCACAGATAAACGTACCTAAAGGGTCATTCTTAACAACATACATTTCCCTAACTACCTTCATACAACCTCCATTACTCTAGGTAAGTCTACAACTTCAACCAGAAACTCTGGGCCGCTAGCATACAAGAATGTACGCATCTCAGGCCAGCACTCTTTCTTATAATTACAGTAGGAACAAGATGTACACAACTTCTTATTCTTACTTGTCTTACTTGCAGGAACACTATCAAACTTCTTTAGCACTGATGGATCAGTTTGAGTAACACTGTCTACTGCCGCTTCAGCTTGCATCTGAAACAACTGCTTATTAACTTCAATAGGGTAGTAGCTTACATGCCCTAGTTCCTTTTGAATAGTGAGAAAGCCAGCAGTATTAAGATTAAGAGCAGTAGCATATCCGTTTAGTTGTTGGTAGTAGCCAAACGGATCATCCTGCAATCCATTCTTAAACTTTTCTTCTGAGAATTTAGTAACGCTTTTTACGTCTACCACTGTGCCGTCAATCACGGCATCAATACGACCACGTACTATCCACCCATCACCAATTTCATAAACAGCACGTTCTTGCTTACTAGTAACAGTATGCCCTGCATCCTCTGCTACATTCAATACCAACTCTTCTAGAATGTCTCCGTAAAAGAATTTTAGTAGCGTCTTACCATCATACTTGCTACCACTACTAGGAGAGTTATATTTATACCACATCCTACGTGGACAAGGATCACCTACCTCACTGAAATACAACACCTTGTCTTCACGTACTCTCTCTTCTTTATTAAACCATTTCTCGTAGCTAATATCAACCTTGTTGTTAGTAGTAGCAGGGGCTAAGCCCCCTTCTACAACCTTATAAATATCTTCTACTAGAGTGTGTACTGATTTCATTCTGCTACCATTAGTGCGGCTGCTTCAGCATCTAAGTCACCACATGAGTAGGCTTCAAACTTACGGGCAATACTAATAATAATATCAGCAGCACCGGGTAGGTCGGTAACATCATCAGCAGCAAAATGTGACTTCAATAGATTGACAGCATTGGTTAGTGAGTTCTGTCGAACAATGGCACGATCACCATGTAGAGCAGGGATAGGAAACACCTTGCTAGGAGGGCTGTAAGGGGCCTTCACTGGATTAGCAGAAGGGAAGATAGGGGTAGTAGGGGCTGTACCGCCAGCACCCTTAGTGATTAGCCGAACAGATGCTAGATCAACATTCTTACCGTATGTACTCTCAGTGAATTGAAAGTCTACTTCATCGCTTACAGCAAAGGTAGGCTTCTTAAACCCGTAGCTGAATACTTCACCGTTAGCACGGATATTATATACAGGCTTAGGGCCAAACTTAGTAGTAACTTCTTTAGTCGAGATGTTTTCAATAATGTAGCTCATATATATTCCTATAGTTCAGATTTGTTTTGCCAATTGATACCAACTTCTACACCGACACCTAGCTTGCATGGAAAATCAATATCAAAAAATCTCTTCAAGTATTTAGGAGCATCTTCTAATGTCTTCTTTGCAAGCTTGGCTACATCCTACACTAAGTCTGGTGGTACGTCAAGCACTACGCTATCGTGTACGGTCATAATTAGCAATGCTTTGTCAGCATATCCAGCCTCTTCTAATCTACGCAGTAGCTGCCCTACCATCATAGGTACAACATCACCTGTAGCGAACCCTTGAATGGGCCAGTTCTTTAATTCTGTAGGGCTAAATGTTAACTCTCCTTTGCGGTATTCATTAGGATATTTGTTGAACACGTAATGTCTACCTGTAGGGCTTGCATAGAAGTACATATATTTAGGGCCAGATGAACCCGTATCATACGCTATGGTTGCCTTGTTGTTAGCTTCTTTTACAATGTATTCATGGTATTTCTTTACTCCTTTATAACGATTGTAAAACGTATTGATAAACTTAGTTGCTGTAGGCTTGTCACACCCACTCTGCGCCATTAGTGTAGCAGCACCACCACCATATACTAGTAAGAAACTAAAACGCTTAAAGGGCTTACGTTCCTTATCAGTAGGCATCCTACCGTACATCTCTCTATACAACTCTCGGTGCATATCCAAGCCACCATTAATGTCTGCAATTAATTGCTTGTCGTCTGACAAGTAAGCAAGAGCAACCATCTCAAGCTGAGAGTAATCAAGCTCTACTATCTTACCATCTGTATATCTACTTACGTATGCTGCCTTAACATTACCAACTTCAGTTTGATTCTGTAGATTGGGATTAGTTGATGACAGTCTCCCTGTCTTGGTTGCACAATGATTTAGATTGGGATAGATGTTTCCATTAGGAAACTGTAAGGCCTTCAATCCCTCGTAGTATGTCTCTTTAATTTTCTGTGCCTTACGCATTACTAGTAACTGCCTAGCTAGCTCATCTCCCCTGTCTGACAATGTAGTTAGCACTGCATCATCAACACTATGTTGTCCTGTACCC